TGGCAGCCAAACGTATTGCAGCAGATGCTGCCGCAGCCAAGGCCAAAACTGCTGCTAGCTCTGCACCTTCAGCACAGACGCCGGCACCTTCAGCACAAGGAGGCCCGGATGATGTAAATCTCACTGGCAAAGATCCTAACATTAGACCAGCACCAGCACCAGCACCAGCACCACCCCAATCAGACCCGTTTAATGCCAAAACTATACGTACAGAATCTATCAAGATCAAAGCAGGTCGTGGTATCCTAGAAGGATTTGATATAATTACTGCGCCTGTTGCACAGCTGGTTGATCGTCAAGACACGGTGCGCAAGTGGGCACTAAACGAAAGTCTTGGTCGTGGCGGTCGTAGCATTCAATTGAACGAAGCTGGAGTTCGCACAGTGTTTGCCAACCTAGAGCGATTGCATGAATTCGTCATTGATGAAAGACGTCGCAACAACATCGGTCGCGAACGCAGCCGGGCCATGGGCCAGGCAGCAGGACGCAAAGGGCAAACAGCCCAACAATTTGCACAATCCAATCCGGCTGCGGCAGCAGACATCGCTGCCTCTACTCCGGAACCTGGCAGTTACGACACCGGTACGGTAGCTACCAATGCAGAAAGAGGAAGGACCCAAGCTGATCTAGATCGTGACCAACAAGGCGGCACAGTGCGCAGCCGGCCTGCCAATGCTAACGATCCTGCGGCCATGGCCAAGAATGCGAGAACATCGGCCGCCAATACCAGCACCACAGCTGGACCACTGGGCGGGTTGCCTGGCGGAGCAGCACCTGCTGGTAATACCATGCCTTACTTGGCTGCTGACCCCGAAGGCAAATTCAAAACCAAAGGCAAAGGGCCACTAGGCGGCTCAATGATGCGCGGCATAGAAGGTGGACTAAAAAGATTTAGCAATTGGGCCGGAGACACCTGGCGCGAAGCAACGACCAAGGTGACTCTAAATGGCCTATTACGCCATTGGCAGGATGCAGGATCACCAACTGACAGTGACGAAGTTGCAAAGTTTTTGGTTGGCAGAAAAGTGCCACCGGAGGTTATTAAACAACTGTTCACACAGCTTAACTTCCCTGCACCTAAATTAGATGCGCCTGCCTCAGCTCAAGGGGCAGCAGGTGGTGCAGATGCTATTGATCCATACAATCGCGACGATAAAGGCAATGTGAGATTCTTTGCCAATGGCACACCTGACATGTCTGCCAGCATAAGCAGTACTGACGCTGGCGCAGGTGGTGCAGGAGCAGGAAGTGGCACAACAACCACTACAACAACCTCGGGCGGAATGCAAAGCAGTACACCGGGGGGCACTACAACAGGTGGAGCACAAGGCGATGGACAGATCGCTAGTGCCACTAGCATGATTTTGCCACAGTTAGCTCGTATGACTGGGCCTGCGTATGCTGACGATTTGATCACTATCATTGACACTGCTCTCAGTGTGCTTCAGCGTAGTGCGCCTACTGCCTATAAAGAAAAGATGGCACAATTCCGTGGCATGAGTACAGGCAAGCAACGCGAGAAAGCCGCAGACATTGTAACACGAGTTAAGAAAACCAAACGAGGTACTCCAACCACAGACACTGCTCCAACCAGCAAACCGCTTGGACCAAGCAAGGTGGTGGCTAATAATCCTGGAGCGCCTACACCAGCCGAGCGTGAGAAGTTTGATAAAATGGTTTCACAAGCCGCAGATGCCCCAGTAAGAGTCAATCGTGACATGAGTTCGGCCAGAGCCATGCAGCAAGCAGAGTCTGCCACTCGTATCTACGGCGGCAAATATATTCGCGAGAGTGCTAATGTAAAACTTGCAAGAGAATTTGAAAACTTTGTTTTGGATGCGTTAAAGTGATTAAATTGAAAGAAGGCGGAAACGCCATTCCCAGCAGTATTCCTGTAGCCAAAAAGGATGTTGCCAAGGTTGTTGATGAAGTACGATCAGCACTGCCCCCTGCATTGGTAAAACGTATGCAGATAGACATTGGCAGTGCAGGCTACAAGGTTGAAAGCGGTGACATTGATGTCATGATTGAAGCAGAAGATGTTGTTGCTCTGTTTCAAACTCAGGACGAAAAAGAACCGGTGAAGGCAGGTAAAAAGGCATTGGAAAATTTTTTCCGTGCCAAAGGCTTTGACAGTGTGACCAAGGGCAACAATGTACACATAGGTGTGCCCTACAAGGATGCCATGGCTCAAGTTGATGTAATGGTCATCAATGATGCTGCCTTGGTTGCACCTTATCATCAGCACGGGCCTCGCGGCAGTTACAATGATCCTGAATTCAAAGGACAAAGTATCTTTATTCTAATGAACAGTATTGGCAAGGCACTGGGCTTGAAATTTGATGCCTTTGGTGCCAAACTGCTGCGTCGTGACGATAACACTGTGGTAGCAAGAGACCGTGACAGCGTGGCCAAGATACTGCTCAACCCTCGAGCCACCGGTGATGATCTCAACAGTGTTAAAAGTATTCTGCGAGCACTGGAAAATGATCCTAAGAAAGATGAGAAATTAGCACAAGCCCGTGAAGACGAGGTTAAAGGTCTCATCATGCTACCTAAAAAACTAGAAGAAGGATCTCCCAGTTGGTTTCGCGCCATGCAAACTCTACTGGTGAGATAATGAAATCTAAACACTTTGTCAGCGAAAAGCGCCACAAGAAATCTAAATTTGCCTATAGTGGTTATTGGTTTCCTGGCTTTGGCTCATACGGCTACAGCAGTGATGGTGGTGACGGCGGAGAAAGTGTTCGAGAAGGTGGTTGGGATACCACAGCTACTCAAGGCACTGTGATAACACCCAATGTGGTAAAATCTTCTTTGGCAGTGGTTCAACAGTTTGTGACAGATTTCAATGCTTGGCTAGCACCACAGGGCCAAGGTCCGGTACAAATGGGCCGTCCTACAGGCAGCAGTGCTTATCATGCTCAAGATGCTAAAGATGATCCAGAAAAAGTCTATGGTGATGTGGACCTGCAGATGATAGCACCTCCTGTTGAAGGATTAACGTACGGTCAGTTCACTAGTTTTTGGAATCGATTGGCCGACGAGTTTGTGAAAGAAACTAATCCTGCGTATGTGTTGTCCACAGAAAGTAAACCAGGACATCCTATTATCGCCATTGGCAAGGATGCTTTTGTACAAGTTGATTTCATGTGGCACGAGCCCGGCATGAGCAAGTGGGGCGCCACCAGAGTCACGCCCGAACGCGGTACCAAAGGTTTACTGTTTGGCAACATGTGGAGTGTGTTTGGTGAACTGCTAGACATGAGCGTACAACATGCAGGTGTGCAGCTCAAAGTGATTGACAATGAACGTGTGCCATTCAGCAAACAAAAAGACACCCAGATCGTCACAGTTACAACCAATCCAGAAACATTCATACTGGACACATTTAGATATCTGGCACAACAACAGGGCATAGAAAAGCCGCGCATGGTGCCTGCACTCAAAACCTATGGTGGTGTGCGCATAGAGCAAGTGAGCATTGAAAACATGGTAAAAGGAGTCAAAGCATTTGCCGCCAGTGCAGAAGCCAATGGTATGTTTGGCAGCGGTGATCTAAAACCGTTTGCCAGTGCAGATGATTTCTTAAATAAATTTTGGCAGCGGTATCAAGAAAAAGCCATGATAGATGTACAGGGCAAAAAACGTGACAAAGCACAAACTCCGGCTGCCATGGCTCGTGCAGAAAACGACAAACAAAAAATACTACAAGGCCTGGAAAGGGTGCGAGGATATTTCCGATGAAGATAACTGAAGTATTTGCTGCGCCTGCTGCGACGATTCTCAAAGAAGATATACCACATCCTGAAGATGCGGTCTGGACAGATGGCATACCAGGGGCTAGAAAAGAAGTGGCCAAGATTGTTCAGATGACATCTGGACGTGAACTGACCACTATCAAGTGGGACGGTTTTCCAGCTCTGGTATTTGGCCGCAATGTAGACGGTGAACTCATGGTCACAGACAAACACATGTTTGCAAAGAAAGATGGTAGCGGCCGTGTGACCAGTGCCCAGGCATTCCAGCAGTATGATATCAACCGTGGTGCTGACCGCAGCGATTTGTATGCCAAAATAAACATATTATGGCCAGCACTGGAAGCCATAATTCCAAGTAACTTTCGTGGATTTTACTTTGGGGATCTGTTGTATGCAGGAAGATTACAAGAAACTCAGGGCTTTTATGTGTTTCGCCCCAACACAGTAACCTACAAGGTCAAGATTAAAAGTGAGGTTGGTACCAGGATTGCCAACAGCATAGCAGGCATTGCTGTACACAGTTTTATTCCTGACATCGGTGAACAGGACCAACCACTAAAAGGTTTAGGTGGTTTGCCGGCCGACGGCAATCCTGTTTGGTTTGTGACCGGCGAAATGCCAGTGCCCAAAGTAACCATTAGCAAAGCAGACACTCAACCTGCGCTCAAAACCATTGAAACGTATCAAGACGCTGTGACCAATTTCTTGGACAGTTTAACTGCGCTCAAAGCCAAAGGCATCATTGGGTTGGCCAGCAAGTATATCACCAGTAAAATCACCGCAGGCAATTTTGACAACATGCTGCAAGGGTTTTACACATACCTGGCTGCAAACCTAAGCGGAGCAGCCAGCGCCAAACTGCTTGGTACAGAACAAGAACCTGGATATCTTTACAAAGAAGGAGCACGAGGTCTAGCAGGCATGTTTGCAATATGGGTAGCCTTGTACAATCTCAAACTGTCAGTAAAAAAACAAATAGATGCACAACAAGCCGGTGGCGATGTACAAGCATACACTGGCGACAAGCTGGGTCACGAAGGCTATGTGGTGGGCGGTGGTGCTGACAAGTTCAAATTGATTGATCGACTGGGTTTCAGTAGAGCTAACTTTGCAAAAAATGGCTAGTTTTGAATTCTTAGACGAACTTAAAGAAAGCCGCATGTTTCGCGGACTGCCAGGCCTGCGTGGGCAAAAAGCACACGAACTGGCTCGGGTGCTGTATGTGGCCATGTTGTCCTTGGAGTTCATAAGACAGTTCAATGAACAACGCAGTCAAATGTATGCTTACAGAACCTTACAGTTCAATGATTTTGACAAGATGCGCAACGGATCCACAGATGTGGCAAATTTGGTAACAGTGTTAAGCAATCAAAATGACTATGCAGAGCGCATTGAGGTAGACTTTGATGTGCATGCTCCGTCACTACAGATACATAGCTATATGCAAAGACTGCGCATGGGCATAGCATCGCCTACGCTGGATCGTCAGTTTTTTCTAAATCTAGAACATGCTTTGGACATCAGCGATTCCACACTTACTGGCATACGCAGAGTGGTGATGGACTGGACTCGTAGCAATCGCTTTGAAAAGCGTACAGCAGCGAGTAATCTACGCAGAGAATTACAGCGTCATGCGCTGTTATTGGACATTGTAGATCTGCTACCAAAAGAACTAGATTTATAACAAGATCATAAATATTTGCATGTAGCGCACTGCGCTCATTAAATTAGGAGAAATAAAATGGCCGTATTTAATCGTGTAAATGGCGACTCACAAGCCCTCATAAACGTTGGTGATGACATCACCAAAAATGCAAATTCGCAAATCATCAGTCTTGGTATTGCTACCCCTATCGACGCATATCGTGTTGAAGTACTGGGTAACTTGCAAGCTGAACTAGGTGGTCCTAACGGTTCTGGTGTAGCAAGTGCCGTAGAAACAATTCTGCGCACCATTGCTGCCAATGCAACTATTCTTGCATACCAAGTGGACGCAGGTACAGGCGTAGCTGGCGACCTAGGCGCAGCTCTCAGCGTAGTTGTTGAGCGCAGTGGCTGGACTGGCAATGCTGCAATCCAAACTGCTGTTCGTGCAGCAGGTTCGAGCGGCAACGCTGGTGCACATGGCGCTGTTACAGTGACCAACGCACTGGTATTTGATCGTGGCTTGAAACTATCTCGTCAGTAATCACATTCACCGTGACAAGAAAAGCGCCTCCGGGCGCTTTTTTTGTGACTAAATATTTTTATCATGGCACTCTCTCAGGACAAAACCTATATTGGATACACGCTGGTGGATATCACTGCTACTGGTATTATCAGAGATGATGGCAGCCATGAGCTGGAACGCAATCAACAGCGCAATTGGGAAACTGTGTTGCAGTGCATTGGCATTAGAGCACAGCCTGTGGACATGAGCTGGAGGCAGGATATTGTAAGTTTAGAAAATTACAATTTTGGAGAAATGTTCACTGGACAGCACAAGGTCTGGAGTTTTGCATTCACCGTGGAGCATGCGGGTACATTTGGTGATGATACAGATCCTGTGCACCTGTTGCATACAGATTTTGACGAAGTTCCAGTGATCACTTACTTGACTGAAACAGCACGATTCATGCTGCCGGTATTTTATACCCACGGTGCAATTAAAAACATATATTTTACTTCTGCCGACTTTGGTGTAAATAACTAAAGCATAGATGCTCAGGCATTTGTAGGCAATTTATTAAGGCTCATATCAAGGCTCAACAACAGCATCGTAATTGATTACGGAGCATAAGTAGGTGTCCACAAATATTGAAAAAACCAACCTTGAAGCCCACGTTGAGCTGTGTGCTGAAAGGTATGAAAAGTTGGAAAACAAATTAAACGCTGTTGAGAAGAAGGTAGAACAGCTTGAGACTCATATCATTGATATCAAGCAGACTCTAGCTGGCGCAGGCGATAGACAAAGCAAACAGTTGATAGCCATTGGCACGGCAGTTATCAGTGTGTTGATCACCGGTTTGATCACCATACTGGTAAACTTCGTTAATAAATGAAAATAATTGAGGTCTTACAGGGTTTGTCCATGCCCGTAACAAATGAGGAAGCTGACCTACTTTCTAAATTCTACGACAACAGCAGTGTGTCTAGACAGGATCTCAATGAGCGTGAAATTGTGCTTGCCAATAACCTTGTGGTCAAGGATGTGCTGTACAGGAAAAATCAAAATGGGCAAGTCACCTATTACAAAAAAATCCCAGAACAATCAACATTTATCTAAACAAGCCACAATGACTGCGGCTGCTGAAGTAATAACAGAAGTAGCTGCAAGGATGTTAGATCGTTGGACTCAAAAAGAACTAAAAGTTCTAATAGACAGCCGTGCATTTGTATGTCTGGATGTTGGCAAACATCTGTATCGTGTGGGTAAATTTGTACTCAAGAAACAACACAACGCTTGGATTGTAAAAAATCAGTACGGCGTGACTCTGCACACATTTTCTGTGGCTCCTGCTGCTGTGTTGTTTTGCTTATACGAGAGCCGCAACATGTGTCATAAAGCGCAAGAATTCGTGCGCATGGACGCAGCCTTCACAAAAATGTCGCAGGAAGTGACAGATTACACGCATGGACTAAAGCAGGCTGTGCGTAGTCATAACACTTTCAAACAAGACCTATTTTTAGCTAGGCTAAGTATTAGTCGTCCGAGGTTAGAAAACCTGAAAACTAATATGCAAAAAACAATTTACAGTGCTAAATACTCTAAAGTATGGGAAACTAAAAACCATGAAACTGCAAGAAATCGCAACTAGACCTTCGTCTCTCAAGATTAACAGAATCAACGAAAATCGCTTTGGTTTTCGCATTGATTACAGCAAGCTAAATTTACGCAAAGCTCGTGAGCTCAGCGCCAGCTTAACAGAAAACCTAAACCGTCTAAAGTATAACTTTGGCGTCCACACAGCTGAAAAGAATCCCAAGTATATGGAAATGCTCATGGTGCGCGAAGGACTCAATCGCTGGATTGACGAAAATCGTCCACTTACTGAAAGCGAAATTGCCAAAAGCGGCGCAATTCTGGCTGCCAAGGATATCGTGGACAGCTTCCAGGACATGCTGGAAGACCTCAGCAAGATGCAGAACGAACAACTACCTGCACTGCTGGACACTATCCGTGATCAGATTGGTCAACCACAAGCTGATACTTTCAAAGGCACAGTAACACCTATCCTGCAGGAGTTGTTAACAGCACTGCAAGGTGCTCGCGAAACATCTGACGGTGCTGCTAGAACACTAGCCGGTGAACAGGTTGCTGCTCCAATGGGCATGCCAGGTGGCGACATGGGAACTCCAGGTATGCCTGGCATGGAAGCTCCTCCTGCACCAGATATGGCCAGCGATGTTGAAGCACCGGATGAATTTGGTGCAACTGATGCTGCTGCCGGCGGCGACGAAACACTTGGCCGCGGCAAGAGATAATCATGCGCATACACGAGTTCTTGAGTGAGGACTCGGATCAACTCACTGCGCAAATATTGACCACGCTGGAGTTTTTGCGTCACCGAGACCATAACAAAAAGTTAACAACCCCGCACAGCACCGCGGGGTTTATTAACATGGTGAACAACATGGCAGGCAGTAGTATGTTAAACTACCAATTGCTGCAAAACATGATGAGCAAGCCGGCATTCAAAAATCTAATTACCAATCTAGACGAAAAAAACATCAGCTTCAAGCCTTTTGGTGACGAGCCCGGCACCAGTCCAGAGGACGAGCAAGACACTGGAGACAGCGGTAATGCCAAAGACCCAACTAAAATAGTTGGAGCAATGGCTAAACGAGCTGCTTCAAATCGTTCTTAATCCTTGACAAGGTTAAATAAATACCTTACAATAACAGTGTGGTTTTTCGTATGGACGCAAAATTTTTTCGAAAGTACAGTGATATGATAGTAGAAGTTGAAGCAGCAATAAATGATGCATGGTTTGAAAAAGGTGCATTTTCAACTTTCAAAAAACCTGCTGTTGAAAAATACGAAATAGCATCTGCACCTGGCACAGTGGAAACACTAGAAGGACCTGTTAAGTACGACACAGGTCATTATATCATGACAGGACCCAAGGGCGAACAGTATCCTATCACACCAGAGAAATTCCGCGAATATAAAGACGACCTTGGCAACGGGGAATGCACACCTAAGAAAATACCCAAGGTAGCAAAACTTGCTGACCATGATGGTATACTGCACACCGGCTGGGGCGACTTGAACTACATAGCAGGCAATGACTACATTGTCAAACATGGGCCCGGTGATTATGGTGCTGTTAAAGCAGACATCTTCGCCAAGACCTACGATACATCTAACATACAATAAAATGTCATATTCAGACAAAGTTATAGATCACTACGAAAACCCACGCAATGTGGGCAAGTTAGAAATTGACGACACTGTGGGTACAGGCATGGTGGGAGCACCTGCCTGCGGTGATGTAATGAAACTACAGATAAAGGTACAAGATGGCATTATTACGGATGCAAAATTCAAAACATACGGCTGCGGATCAGCCATTGCAAGTTCATCACTGGTTACGGAGTGGGTCAAAGGTAAGACGCTGGCAGAAGCAGGATCTATTAAGAATAGTGAGATAGCCGAACATCTTGCACTCCCCCCAGTTAAAATACATTGCTCAATTCTTGCTGAAGACGCAATCAAAGCGGCCATAGCAGACTACAAGAAAAAACAAGATGAGTTGGAAATGGAACTTTATCGTAAACAAGCTCAAGAGCTCTGGAGCGATAGTTGCACAACCTATAGAACATGATAACACTAACTGAGCGAGCTGCTAAAAAAGTCATTACACATCTTGAACGCCGAGGGCGTGGTGTTGGCATACGCATTGGTGTAAAAACCACTGGTTGCTCAGGTCTGGCTTATGTGTTAGAATACATGGATACTGCGCCTGTTACTCGTGACTGGTTCCGGTACGAAAGCAATGGTGCCACTGTATGGGTGAACGGCAAAGACCGTGTGTACATCAGTGGACTAGAAGTAGACTATGTAAGACAAGGACTCAATGAAGGGTTCGAGTTTCGCAATCCAAATTCCAAAGGTGAATGCGGATGCGGAGAAAGTTTTCGAATATAAATGATAATTCAACGATATGACTACACGCCACTCAACAGAACAACTGTGCATGGCAAGAGACACTATTGCCTCCCTAATGGGGACAAAGTACCCAGTGTTACTACTATTTTAGATCGCACCAAGCCAGAGGAAGCAAAACAAAAGCTGGCCGAATGGAAAAACCGTGTGGGGCACGAGAAAGCAGCACAGATTACCACAGAAGCAGCCAATCGCGGTACTCGTATGCATGCTTATCTAGAATCTTATATCCTGCAAGATGACATGAAACCCTTGCCCACCAACCCCTATGCACACCCTAGTTGGTTCATGGCAGCAGAAGTTATCCTAAAGGGCCTGTGTCATGTGGAAGAATTCTGGGGCTCAGAAGTGCCTGTGTATTATAGCGGGTTATATGCAGGTACCACAGACTGTGTGGGTGTATGGAAAGGCAAACCTGCTATCATGGATTTCAAGCAAACCAACAAGCCCAAAAAGCGCGAGTGGATTGACGACTACTTTATTCAGCTGGCTGCCTATGCAGAAGCACACAACGACACACATGGCACCAACATACAGGACGGTGTAATCTTGATGTGCGCACAGCCAAAACTGCTGGAAGATGGCACCTATAGTGTGCCAGAATACCAGGAATTCACCATCGATGGTACTGAATTTGCCCGCTGGAGAGAAGAGTGGCTCAAGCGAGTTGAGCTATACTACCTGATGAGCTAAATACTCCATACAGGGGTTTTAGCAAATGGCCGTTATTCAGATATCAAGAATTCAGCACCGTAAAGGGCTGCAACAGGATTTACCACAGCTGGCCAGCTCAGAGTTAGGATGGGCTGTTGACACACGCCAGCTATACATTGGCAATGGAACTATTGCTGAGGGTGCGCCAGAAACTGGTGTTACAGAAATTCTCACACAGTATTCAGATCTGTTGAATATCAGTGATGCCTATACATTTAGAGGCAGTCAGTCTGGTTATACCAGTCGCACTGGACCTACTACAGATCAACCGATCACTCGCACGTTACAGCAAAAAGTTGATGATTATGTAAATGTGCGCGACTTTGGTGTTGTGGGCGACGGTAACACCAATGATACCGCAGCTATACAACGAGCCATTGACGAAGTGTATTTTGGTAACTTCTCACTGACTACACCAAGACTGCGTAGAATTATTCATTTCCCAGCCGGTGTGTATTTAATTACTGCCAGCCTAAAATTGCCCAGCTTTGCTATATTGCAAGGCGAAGGCAAAGGAAGAACCATAATTAGACAGAGTTCAAATCTTTATCCATTGGTTCAACTTAAAGATAGCGAAAACAAAATTGATGCAAACTACGGCACCGGTAGTGCGACCATAGCCCGAGATATTTGTATTGAAAACATGACGCTTGAAAATCTTGTCAATCAAGATATTGTAAGACTAGATACCACTGAGCGAGTTGAATTTATGCGAGTGGTATTCAAAGGCAGTCAAAGTAACCCCAACAGCGCCAATGTTGCATTACAGAATGCTGTTTATGCAAGACCATTGAGCAGTTCTGGTTTTATACGAAATGTAAGTTTTGTTGAATGTGATTTCAACAACTGCACTCAAGGCGCGGTACTTAATGGAACAGACATTAGATTTATTGGCTGCGGTTTCAAACAGTTAAGTCAGGCAGTGGTAATTGACACTACAGCTACAGTGGTCGAAACAAAAAATATCAAAGTAATAAACAGTACCTTTGACGACATTGCTAGGTCAGCTATAAATGTTCAAGCAGCCAATGCAAACGTTTACACTTCTGTAATCAGCAGCATGAACTTTTACGATGATGTTGGCACAGCCTATGCAGGCGCAGGATCTGCTGCATACCCAGTGCTGACATTCAATGGCAGTGGCAGTCACAGCATAGGCGATGTTTTTGTTCGCGACGAAAAAGATCATGTAGTGCAGCCACGAGTGAGCACACCAGCGGCTAGTGTGAGCATGAGTTTTGATGCCAACACTGGTATAAGTCTTGGCAAGATCAATCAAGCACCTGGACTGGTGCTGACCATTGGTGCAAGTCAGACTGACGCAAACACAGGTATTGTATTCGACGGAACCAATGGTGCTGCAACAGTACACTATTGGTTGCAGAGACCAAGCGCCAGTGCATATAGACATGGCAAAATTGACATTGTGTATGCAGGAACCAATGTGCAATACATGGACGAATATGTTGAGTATCCTGATGCTGGTAACTTTTCGTATCCGGGCCCCACTGGAGTAACTTTCAAGGTCATGAGTATTAGTGCCACGAAGGCAAACCTGGCATACACTAGTGACGGCAGTGGCTCTGGTACCTTGACATATTCAATAACCAAGTTTGCTTAAACATAAGTAAGTTCATGTGGAAACTATCTCCAGCTGAACGGTTGGACTATTGGAAAAGATTTCGTAAAGAAATAGATTCAATGTCCTTTGAATCTGCGCTGGAACATGTGGCCAGATTCTGGAGTAAAGCACCCTTTACTCCTTTTTATCTTGAGTACGACAGGCCAGAAACTTGGCCAGATCCGTGGACTTTAATTGCCGAGAATTACTACTGCGATCTTGCAAAAGCTCTAGCAATAGTGTACACTCTACATCTAAGTGATCATAAAAATTGTGATTTAGAAGTGCGGGTGTTTCGTCAGCACGGAACACTTCACCAGTTTAACGGAGTTTGGATTAACAATGGAAAATATGTTCTTAATTTAGAATCCAGCCAGGTTGTAAATAAAAAATCAATACCAGAGAGCTTAGTAAAAATTATCGAATATTCCAGTGCTGATTTAGGGCTGGACCGTTATTGAAGTCAGAGGAATCAATGAGTCAACAAATACAAGTCACAAAAAGAAACGGCACCAAGATGCCATTGGATCTAGAAAAACTGCACAAAGTGGTGTTCTGGGCCACAGAGGGCATAACAGGTGTTAGTGCCAGCGAAGTGGAAATCAAAAGTCACATTCAGTTTTTCAATGGAATAAAAACATCAGAAATTCAAGAAACACTTATCAAGGCAGCAGCTGATCTAATCACAGAAGACACACCAAACTACCAATATGTGGCCGGCAGGCTGATAGTGTACCATTTGCGCAAACAAGTCTATGGAGACTACGAGCCATGGCCCCTGCTGGATTTGGTGAAGAAAAATATGGAAGCTGGATTTTACGATGCAGGCCTTCTCGCCGCTTATTCTACAGAAGAGTGGAACACGCTGAACAGTTATCTAGATCACAAGCGTGACGAAAACTTTACCTACGCTGCCATGGAACAATGGCGCGGCAAATATCTAGTACAGAATCGTGTGACCAAAGAAATTTTTGAAACACCACAAGTGGCTTATCTACTGATTGCTGCCACACTGTTTCAAACATATTCTCGAGAAACACGACTACGCTGGGTTCGAGATTATTACGATGCTATTTCCAATCATGACATCAGTTTGCCTACGCCCGTAATGGCAGGTGTGCGCACTCCGCAAAAACAGTTTTCCAGTTGTGTGCTGATTGAGTCAGATGACAGTTTAGATAGTATCAATGCCACAACCAGTGCTGTGGTAAAGTATGTGAGTCAAAAAGCCGGCATTGGAATTGGTGCAGGGCGTATTCGTGCGCTGGGTAGCCCCATTCGCAATGGCGACGCATATCATACTGGTGTGATTCCGTTCTTCAAATTGTTTCAGGCAGCCACTCGCAGTTGCAGTCAAGGCGGTGTGCGCAATGGAGCAGCTACCTTGTATTATCCCATATGGCACTTGGAAATTGAAGACATGTTGGTGTTGAAAAACAACAAAGGCACCGAAGACAATCGTGTGCGTCATATGGATTATGGAGTGCAGTGCAATCGCGTGATATACGAGCGATTGTTGCAAGGCGGAGACATAACATTGTTTTCGCCAAAAGATGTTCCAGAAATGTACGATGCATTTTTTACTGATGCTGATCGTTTCAAGGAACTGTACGAAACCGCTGAACGCAATACTAAGATTAGAAAGAAAAAGATCAAAGCAGCGGAGTTGTTTAGTAAATTCATGCAGGAACGCAAGGACACCGGTCGTGTGTATCTACAAAATGTGGATCATGCCAACACGCATAGTCCATTCAAGCCAGACCGTGCTCCTATCAAGATGAGTAACCTTTGTTGTGAAATCGATTTGCCAACTGTACCGTTGAACGATGTCAACGACGAGGATGGTAGGATCGCTTTATGTACTCTATCAGCGATCAATTGGGGCAATGTAAAAAGCCCCCATGACTTCGAAAAAATGTGTAGGTTAGCAGTTCGTGGTTTAGATGCATTACTGAGTTACCAACAGTACCCTGTATTGGCAGCAGAACTGGCCACCCAAGAATTTCGTCCGTTGGGCATTGGTATTATTAACTTTGCTTATTGGCTGGCCAAAAATGATTCCAGTTATTCAGACCCTCGGGCATTGCCTTTGGTGGACGAATACGCAGAAGCCTGGAGTTATTATCTAATCAAGGCATCAGCTGACTTAGCGGCCGAACAAGGTCCATGCACTCGTTGGCACGATCTAAAGTATGCCGACGGTGTGTTGCTCATTGACACACGCAAGAAAGAAGTAGATGAACTAGTAGCACATCAAGAGCGCATGCCGTGGCAGGATCTGCGAAAGCAGATCCTATCCACCGGTATTCGTAATGCCACACTGATGGCTTTGATGCCAGCTGAAACTAGCGCACAAATTTCTAATGCCACAAATGGTATTGAACCTCCACGCAGTTATGTTAGCGTGAAGCAGAGCAAGGATGGCGTGCTCAAGCAAGTGGTACCAGAGTATCGTAGATTAAAAAACAAGTATGAATTGCTGTGGAATCAGCGCAACCCAGAAGGCTACATGAACATTTGTGCTGTACTACAAAAATACATTGATCAAGGTATTAGTGTAAACACCAGTTACAATCCACAGTTTTATGATGATGAAAAAATACCCATGAGCGATATGCTGCGCCATGTGGTGCAGTTTTACAAGTACGGTGGTAAACAACTGTATTATTTCAATACCTACGACGGGCAAGGCGAAATTGATGTAGATAAACTCTCAACAAAAGAAGAACAACTAGCTGCAATAGAACAAGAAGACTGCGAAAGCTGTGTAATTTAAGGAAGACACCGTGTCAATTTTTAATATTAATAAGAAGTCCCATGTGGACAGTTTGGCCTTTTTAGATCCCAATGGTGGTGTTACCATCCAACGATTTGATACTCTCAAGTATAGACAATTTGACAAACTAACAGATAAACAACTTGGCTTTTTTTGGCGCCCTGAAGAAATTGATGTGGGCCATGACAGCAAGGATTTCAAAGAACTAACACTATTTGAACAACATATTTTTACCAGTAACCTCAAACGACAAATCTTGTTGGACAGTGTACAAGGTCGTGCGCCCAATGTGGCGTTTGGACCGTTGTGCAGCCTCCCAGAACTAGAAACCTGGATCGCTACCTGGACCTTCAACGAGACAGTACACAGCCGTAGTTATACTCATATCATACGAAATGTCTACAGCGACCCAAGTATCATCTTCGATGAACTTATGGAAATACAACCTATTATGGATTGTGCCAAAGACATCAGCAAATACTATGACGATGTGATAGAGTGTGGCAGTTACTATAATCTACTAGGAGCCGGCACTCATACGGTAAACGGTAAAGAAATCAAGATTGATCTTTATGATCTTAAGAAAAAGTTGTGGTTGGCAATAAATTCTGTCAATGCCCTTGAAGGTATAAGATTTTATGTTAGCTTTGCCTGCTCCTGGGCATTTGCAGAGCTAAAGAAGATGGAAGGCAATGCCAAGATCATCAAACTGATCTGCCGCGACGAAAATGTACATCTGGGCGCCACACAAACTTTATTGAAAATACTGCCGCAGGATGATCCTGACTTTGCCAAGATCAAGGAAGAAACTTTGCAGGAATGTGAAGACATGTTTTTGCAAGCCGCTGCTCAAGAAAAAGCCTGGGCCAGGTATTTGTTCAAGGACGGTAGCATGATTGGCCTGAATGAACAACTACTTTGCGACTACATTGATTGGCTGACCTGCAAGCGTATGAACAGCGTGGGACTCAAATGCCATATCAAGACTGGCAGTAATCCTCTGCCATGGACACAGAAATGGATCGCTGGAGCAGAAGTTCAAGTTGCCCCTCAGGAAACAGAGATAACTACTTATGTGATTGGTGGCACAAAACAAGATGTCACCAACGATACATTCAAAGGATTCAGCTTATAACATGATAACAGTGTATTCAAAAAACAATTGTCCTTTTTGTGTGCAGGCCAAAAACTTGCTAAAACTAAAAGGACTTGACTATCAAGAAGTAAAAATAGATGAAGATGACACAGCCAAACAGTTTATTGTTGACGAAGGACACAGAACAGTTCCGCAAATATACCAAGACGGTAAACTCTTGGTAGAAGGTGGTTATCAAGGATTGAGTCGTCAAAACGACTCTTGGTTTGCAGCTCTCAAAGGATAAAAATGTTAATCTCAAACAACAAGTACAGCGAAGGCGACATCGCTTCGTTGAAATTAGTCAATGGCGACGAAATTGTAGCCAAAGTAATCGAAGATGGCAGTGCAGAATATAGACTAGAACGCCCATGCACAGTGGTTCCTAGTCAAAAAGGTATCATGCTGATTTCAAGTCTGTTTACTTCACAGCCGGATTTCAAGGTAACTATCAGCAAGAACCATGTGTTGCTGCATTCCAACACAGCCAACGAAATACGCGATCATTACATAGAAATTACCACAGGTATCAAGCCTATCACGGCTGGCAGTATTGTAACTGGGCTTTAATCTGCTGTGATTTTAAGCAGATAAGTATAGTTACATAGGACACAGCCATGAGTAACCTTTTAAGGTTTGGTAAACAACCCCAGGGCAAGGCCCCGTACCCGGATGCTAAACAGAGGCCTGATGTTACACCCGTACAGCCAATGGGTCTATTGGCTTTGTTAACTGATCCCTTGGCAATTATTCCGCCCACAGACTTTAGTTCTCTGGCAAGCAGTCTGCAGAGTGTGACCAGAGTATGTGGTAAACTCACGGCCATTGTCAATGCAGCCAGCACCAGTGTTGTCTTAACCAACGCTATCAAAAACAACGCCGGTGGTTTTGCTCTTACAGTAGGACTGGGTGTGATTTCGGCGGCTGCTCAAGCAGCTGGTGTAAATCCCAGTGACATTGTGGGAAGCGCGATACAGCGAGCCAATGACCTGGTGCAAAGTCCCATGAAGTTTCTTGAGCAAGCTCTAAGAGCGCGAAGTTTTGAACAGGCCAGTTTTACCAGCAGTGGTATAGCTGAAGTGTTCGGTGCTCTGCGTAGTGTGAGTCAATTGCTCACAGCTTGCCAAACATTTACAGATTTAATCACTGGTGGAGTAACTGCACAGCTTGGGCCAGCTGCTGGTAATACTGCTGCCGGCAGACGACTCACAGCATCTGGTATTTCAATCGGCGGTGCGCAAATTCGTGCAGGGTTG